CAGGCTGCGGAAGTGTCGGGGCTCCTCGGGCTCATCGGACGGCAGGCGTATGAAGCCTCCGTTGCGCATGCGCATGAGCGCCTGGGTCATCGTATCAACATAGTCGTCGTGCTCACCAGCGGGGAAGGCCGCGACCTCCTCCACAAGCTCTCGTGCCCAGCGGGTGTCTGGCACCCACACACGGCCTGAGGTGAACATGTCGGACACCGCGTTCAGGCGCACCACCTTGTCGTTGCTGGTGCCGTTCTTGCCCCGGCTGGGGCTGAACTCGCTGATGGGTATGCCCATCGCCCGAAGCTCCTGAATGAGCGGCGCTCCAGCGGCTTTCTTCTCAATCAGACACGCATCAGGCTCCCACTCGTTGTAGTACTCGCTGGCACGTTTCTTGAGATCCGGGAATGCCCACCGCCCTTTGATCGCGTCTAAAAGAATGATATGTGCATTATCGTTGTCTTCCTCGTTGAACCACACACCCCACGTGGTGCATGCGCTGTAGTCAGCGCTGGTCTTGGTCTCGTGCGCGGTATCCCACGACTGGATGATGTACTCGCAGGATGGTGGGCGCTCTGGCTCCCAGATCTTCCACATCTCGCGCTTGATGACCGCTGCCACCTCCGAGGTGGGGTTCTGCATGTACTGCGCCTGCCAAAACCTCGGGTCCATGCCCGCACGCTTGGCCTGAAGCTGCTCCAGGGGCCACTGCTCAGGCCACAGAGACTTCTCCTGCGGCGTGTGCTCGTGCATGATGGCCGGAAGCTCCACGATCTCCCACTTGTCCGCGTCGGGATTCTTGATCTGGTGGCTGATCAGCATGCCCGTGAGGTCTAGCTGGGACCACCGGGTCATGATCACGATGATCGCACCCCCTGGCATCAAGCGTTGGAGAGGGCCTGTCTGGAACCAACCCCATGCAGCGTCGAACGGCGTGCGCGTGCCCGCCTTGATGTCCTGTTCTGAGTGCGGATCGTCAATGACGAACAGGTCAGCGCCTCGACCGGCGATGCTACCACCGACGCCAACAGCGTAATACTGACCTCCGGCACTCGTAGACCACTTACCTGACGCTTTTTGGTCCTCTGAGACTTGCGTATCGGGAAAAATGGTGTTGTATTCGGGCGTTTCGATGAGGTTTCTGATGCGCCGACCGAAGTCTTCTGACAGAGACGACGTGTGCGTCCCCATGATTATCTTTTTGTGCGGGAATTTGCCCAAAAAGTAGGCCGGAAACAGGTAAGAACTGAACTCCGACTTGCCCATACGAGGCGCGATGTTGATAATCACCCGGCGTTTAACGCCGGAGATCACTTCTTCGAAAATTTGTGCAAGCTTTCTATGGTGAGCGCCTTCTTTGAAGCCTGGATAGCTGAAATGAGCGAAGCCTAAGAGGCTGTTTTGCGCAGCCGTTAGGCGGTGTCGGCGCTCTTTCTCTTCTAGGAGGTCAAAAAGCTCCATTTTCTCCCGCACACTCATGGTGGGGAGCGCGGCCTGGATGGCCTGCGCCTGCTTGGGCGTCAGGAAATCAGGCAGCTTCATTGCTGAGCAGGGGAGTTACGTCTGTCGGGGTAACGTCGGTGACGTTCATGAACCGCGCCAGCTTCTCTTTGAGCTTGCTCTCAAGCTCCTGATCCGTGATGTCCGTCTTTTTGACCTCAACTCTGTCGGTGAAGAGCGCCACCTCAGTGACCCGGCCCAGTAGCTCCAAGGCACGCAGGCGGATGCGGGCATCCGGGTGCTCTACCTCTTCGAGGATCTTCGACACCGCGTAACCCCGAAGCTCCTTGGCCTGATTGACGAACTCCCAGTCATAGGCTGTGAGCATGCCGGTGAGGTGGCGCACCGCAGCGGGCGTCTTGAGCGCCAGCAGCGCTGCTTTCTGCTTGGGATCGGTGTCAGGCTTGACGAGCGCCTGGAACGCGCTCTGAGCCAGCGAGGAGGCCGCAGTAGCATCTGCCGTGTCGGCAGTGGGCGCTCCCATAGACTCAAGCCAGTTTGCCGTCTCGTGCTGCGCGTTGATGAGCGCTTGCGGATCAGCCTTCTCCAGGGGGAGTGTGTCTGCGGTATTGCAGACAGGCGGCTCAAAGTCAATCAGGTGGTCAAGCATTTCAAAGCGGGGCTTGCGTCCGAGTTTGGCGCAGTGTACAGTTGGGTCTGTCTCCTTGCAAGTCCTTACTTGCTTTCTCCCTGAGGTAGCCGCAAGGCTCCTTTTAATGCCTCGGACACCCGAGGCATTTTTTTGTATGGTAGTGTCAAGAGTTGGACAGAAAAAGTCTGGGATTTTGTAGAAAATTTTGCTGCGGTTTGTAGAAGATGCGTTAGGGGTATGTTTAATACACATAAATAAGCTGGCGGGAATAGTTTTGTATTTTTTGTGTAGTGGTGGGGGTGAGAGAAAAATAAAGTACGGAACTGAAGTTTGAAAAATTTGTGCAGTGTGGTTGTGGATTCGTGTTCATACAACAACGTCCCCCTTGCTACCAAACCAGGGGGTGGGGGTACGGTGGGGTCGCACACTACACTCCAAAACGACGCTGCCGAGAGGGCTTCAGAGGGGGGTTGAGGTATATATGAGAGGGTGTGATATCGGGGCAGTCGCTTACGGCACTCACTCAAAACGGACAGCGATGTCCTCTTTCAATCCAATGGAGTTCTGCAATGTCTACTGGTAACAATCACGCTTTGGCCTTTGTGGCCTTGAACACCTACGTTCTGACGATGAGCGAGGGGGTGACGCAGCTTCGCACCACCTTCGTGAGCCTTGGCCTCGCCACCGCCGAGGATGCTCGGCCTGTCGTTCTGGCGTGGGCCAGCGACAAGTACGCCTGCCCGCTGGTGACCAGTGAGTCCAACAGGAACAAGGGGCAGATGGTCCTTGACCGTGGGAACGCGGCTTTCATGAGGGCCGAGAAGGCCTTCAAGCGCGCCATGGACGACCTGATGGGCGACGCCGATGCCAAGGTAAGCGCCAAGGCCGAAGGCGATGCCAAGGAAGAGATCGAAGTCCCTGCCGATATCGCTGCGCTGGCTGCGCGACTGGTGAAGTTGTGCAACGAGTACAAGGGCGCCAAGCGTCTGGCTTCCCAGGCTGTGGCCGAGGCCTTCGCTGCCAAGTAATTCAAAGAGGACCTCGTGTCCTCTTTGCCGCTACGAGCGTAGCGGCCTGCCTTCGGGCAGGCCAGTGCGCTTGTTGCCCTCGTCGAGGGCGGCGTGCTAGGAGAGAGATCATGTTGATGACCAAACACCTGCCCCTGCCCCAGCGCTACGCTGGCGGTTACATGTACTCAGACCGCATCGACGGTGTGCTGCACACGCCCGACGGAATAGAAAAACCATTGCCGATGGGGGTCATCACCACCAAAGGGAGACAAGACTTTAAGCCGCAAGAGGAGGCTCTCGCTGAACTGGCTCTTGCCCCTGTCGGATCGCTGTACGAGGTGGTACGCGAGTGCCGCCCGGAGGAGGACACCGAGAGAGAAGTTTCGTCCTACCGCAAAGTAGGCAAGAACGAATGGCTGCTGCTCGATTGTTGAGCGTAGCGGCTAAAGAGGACATCCCCGTCCTCTTTGCCAGTGCGCTTCGCACTAGGCGCGGCATGGGCCGCGCTTCATCGGACAGGCACGCTGTGCCTCAAGGAGAGAACCATGCAAACCTATACCGTGCCCGTATTCATGGGCGTAAGAGCCGAGAGTAAACAAGAAGCTATCGAACTCGTTCTTAACTTCATGGAGCACGCGCTCGATGTCGGAAACGACGCGGAGACCTACCCCTACAGCTACGTAGGTAATGAGTCTGAAGTTGTTAAACAAGACTAACCCCAAAGAGGACAGCCCGTCCTCATTCAACCCAAGGAGAAAGACCATGAACATCATCAAAGAAGTCCGTGCTGCCTGGGTGCAGCGTGAGATCAAGCGCCTGCTCCCGCAGGCAAGCAACAAGACCGAGCCCGTCGTGCAACGACGGAATCCCCTGCGTGCTGCCCGCAAGGCGGCGAAGAAGGCGTGACAAGTATGTACTACCTCTGCATCGGAGAAGACCCGCTCGACGATGCGTGCGGCTACGCACGCAAGAGCGATGCCCTTGACACCTTCCGTGATGTTGCGGAAGGGCTTGCCCGTTTCGGGCAGGCCATCGAGGGCACGATCCACATCGCCGCCAAGCGCAGCGAGTGTGATGAGTACCCCGACTTCGTGCTCAGCCTCGGCCCGCGTGGTGGGCTGCGCTGCGAACGCGCATGACCAACCCGGGGGAGAAGGCTCCCCCACCTCAAGGAGAGTGAGATGACACACCCCCGTATATCTGTGGCCGCTTCGGCCATCGTTCGGTTCGTCCGCGCTGGCGGATGGGTCGGGGCAGCCTACCCTTGGTACATCAAAGAGTGCCGCCGCCTGCGCGGCACGGAGTGCCAAGGTATGTGGCGCATAGTCCACGAACGGATGCCCGACTTCGAGCGGGTGAGGAATGACAACTTCTTCCGTGCGTATTCTGCACAGTCTGAGGAGCAAGCATGAGCAAGTCCTTCAAAGGCGAAGCCAAGGCACAAGCCCGTGCCGTGCAGCAGCGCCGCGCTGCGCGTGCGGCGAAGCACGCTGATAACTTCCATGAATGGGGCGATTCAAAGATTGAATCACCACGAAGTGAAAGGCCATCTCACATCGTGAAAAAAATACGTCGATGGGCGTAAGTCCCGGAGACCAAGCGCCCGTGCCAGTGGTGCGGGCGCAAGAAAAGCGTTGTAGCCAAAAGGCTTTCTCTTATATATATAAATAGCTATTACTATTTTTATATATATATACAAGGCTGGGAAAAAATTTATCTTCGTCTGTCTTTTCTCTCTGCCTTTTTTCCGAACGTTCGTTTATTTATATATGAATCAATTTTCAAATTTTTGTTTATCTTGTGGCCACTTCTTGTTTTTTGTCTTACACTACAGCAGCTTTTTGCTATCCGCACCACTGGCACGGCGCATCGAAGGTGCTGCCAGCTTTTGTCCAACCCTTGTCAAAAAGGACTTTTTGTCCTCATTCAACCCTCGGAGAGCCTCGATGACTGACGAGATCGACCGTGCGTGTCCCGTGTGTGGCACGCGCAAACTTCTGCGCTTTTTCCGCCGATGGCGGGGCGCTAAGCGTGTGCTTCACGCCACCTGCAATGCCTGCGACGAGATTCCGCTGGGTGCAATGCGCCCTGCCCAGCGCGAGAGAGCCTTAGATGAGGGGCGCATCAACGTCTCGCCAGTGGTAATCGAGCGCTTGAATGCGCGTGATGCGCTCGTGCGGCGCACCAAGATATCTGGTGTGCAGCGGGCCGTGCACTCGGGCAAGCGTCGGCAACAGTGGGAGCATGCGCTGGGTACACGCTTACGCAAGGAGCGGGACTGGGCGCGGCGCAATCTGATGGTGCTCCCGCCCGATGCCATCGGCTGGGCGGAGTTCTTCGAGGGCTACATCAACGCCCTGTCGGACATGATTGCCCGCTTTGTGGCGGTGTACAACCGAGTCAACACGCCCACGCTGCCCAACGCTGCCCAGGCAGACCCGCTGACGTACGTATTCCCTGAGACCTTGCGTGCCTTGAGCACGCTCTACGCTGCCTGTCAGCCCATCCGTGGGCGCAGGCTTTTCCGTGACCCGTGGTTCCTTACATGGTACGACCACAACACCAACCCGAAGGAGTGATCATGCCCCTCAACTGGCATCAGAAAACCATAGTGCTCTGGATACAGAACGACCCCGAGTTGCGTGACTTAGCCCAGCGCTATGTCGACACCGCCCGTGCCCGCAAGGAGCGCAAGGAGAAAGCGGCGCAGCGTATGTGTGAGTGGTTGCACATGCAGGGCCGGTTCGCCACGCCTGAAGGGGCGCACTTCACCGTCACGGCGATACGCCATGCGATGACGGGCATGTGAAAGGAAGACATATGACCAAGACTGACCTGATGGATCTGCTGTTCAAGCATCACGGGTTGCGCCGTGATGAGGCAAGCGCAATTGTCGAGCGTGTGTTCCGCGCCATGTCCGACGCCCTTCGTCAGGGCGACGAGGTGAAGATCACAAACTTCGGTGTGCTCGAGGTGCGCACACGCGCTGCCCGTCCCGGGCGTAACCCACGCACAGGTGCGTTCGTGCCTATACCTGCTAGGCAGGTTGTGGTGTTCCGTGCAGCAGAGGGTCTGCTGCATCCGCAGCAGAAAGACGAACCCGAGCCCAAAGAGGACACGCCGTCCTCTTTGACTGACGAAGATAAAGCACTGCTGCTGGAGACCCGGCGCATCGTGCTGGGAGAGAAGTGATGGAGCCTGATGAGTTTGGTCTTGTGATTGTCTGCGTGGTAGCCGCGTTGCTACTGATGTTCGGGGTCATCTGACCCCATGAGGAGAATGCAATGAAGAGCAACAAGGTAGAGATCCACAACAACGCCCACATCCGGCCTGACCTCGTGGACAGGCTGGCCTTTGTCAAGGCGCAGATCGCCACCCTGATGGAGCAGGAGTCCGCGCTCAAGCAGGCGATGGTGGACACGGGCTTGGCTGTGCTGGAGGGCACGGCGCACCGGTGCACTGTGTCCGTCATTGACGGACGGGTCACGACGGAC